CCTTTTAATTTTCTCAGACGATGCCACTTCTAAAACCCCAAACTCAAGGTAACCCTGAACGCAATCAAACATTAAATTATAAAACCGGTTCCACTCATCTTTGTCCCAATCATCAAAAAGCTTATGTCCGAACTCATCCTCTGGTGTACGCTTCGGGCCAAAGTATCCGCTAAACTCCAATACCTTCTGCCTTCTTTTAGCGTGGTTGCCTGAATTTGGGATGGTGTAGTTAGTGGTAAACATAACCTTTGGTGAGTCCGAATAGGGTATAAACAACTCATCCTTGTTCTTCTTTTCTACTGTGATGCCTTCAGTAATAATCGAGTAAAAACCCTCAAAATCTACGTTCCTACGCGTATCCTCAATCGCCAGTATCCTTGTATCAAGGTCGACCCTTTGAAAGGCAAATGACTTATCAAACTTAAAGTTCTTACCATCTACGCGAACAATATTGAGCAAATACCCCAATGCCTTCACAAATATTCCCTTACCTGTTCCTCCTCCATTGGCTTCTTTCTCTGTTTCTTCGGCAAGGATGACTGAAAATGGGCGAGATGGGTCTTTATAATTGTGCAATAAATAGCCTATCAACCCTAAAGCATAGATGTACCTATCCTTGTCGCTATCACTAATCTTCTCAATAAATCTAAAATATTCTATCTTTTGAAGTTCTATATCCCCATCAATCACAATAAAATGATCAATTACTTGCGATTTCCAAACAACTTTTCCTAACTCTCCATAACTTTTCAGTTCAATCTTATCCTTTCCAACTACCACAACACCATTCTTAAACGGAAAAAACCCTTCATTCTTGGTATCCTTCAGAAAGCTAAGATCAGCGCGTTCAAAAAACTCAAAGAACGCATCTGAGAATAGCACAGTCGCACCTTTGTAAATCAACTCAAGTAAGTCTTGAGGTGTGACCCCACCATCAAACGAGTCAGGTAATTTATCCACATAATCCTTGATAAATCTTTTTATCTGCTCAGTTGATGCCTCCTCCACAAATCCATCCTTTACCCTGACCAATCTGTAAATGGTTGACCCAGAATCATAGAAGTAAAGCCTAAATCCACCAATTGTGGTTAAAAATACTTGCAATTTGTACCTGTTGACCGATGCCTTTCCCTTATCATCAACATCCCAGAACGTGCAAATCTCATCTCCCCACCGAGCATCAAGCTCATCAACCATTACTTTTGCATCATCAAGACTCTTGTTGTGCTTTTTTACCAAAATCGTAACTAAATCATCCTTACTTGCGCCATCATTCTTCTTGGAGAACAATTCTCTCTCAACTTTGTCACCGAAGGATGTTTTTTTTTCTCCGTATCCTTGATCAAGCAACTTACGAGCTGCCAGTTTAAAATCACTATCGCACTCCATTACGGCAAAAACAGCCGACATTTTGTATCCCTTTTGAACTAAAAATGGGGTATTAACCGAAAAAACGCTAAAAAGTAAAAGTTTTTTGTTCCATGACCCACTATGTTCAGCCTTTGACCATGGTCTTAAAAAAAAAATACGTTCAGAGTTTTCTTTAACCACAACCCACCCATTGCGAGTCATTAAGTCAACAATATCTCCTCTACGGTTATAGTCATCAAATGGCGAAACCCCATAATCTTTGGTTGACGGCCTCTGGTGAGCCTCAATTATTGCTTCCTCAAAGATTTCGTTAAATGATCGCATTATCTCAAACAACACCTCACGTTCATCATGCGAGATGACATTAATCCCCTCTTGTTCGACTTCATATCCCTCCGTAGGCGGTGCAACAACATATCCACCTTCTCCCCTTGTTTCAATAATGCAATAAGATTTGATGGAAGGATTATTCTTACTTTCTTCCAATGTCGGTAGTCGCTGTGCGAGTTTCTGATTCTTTTCAATCGCCTCGCATTGATAGATGAGGTGTTTGCCATTGGAACGAGTTTTTACGATGTGTAATTTTCTATACAGTTCTTGCGGAATCGCACTTTGAATCGCCTCCCAAAGGTCATAGGTTTCATACTTTGTATCAATGTCAATTACCTCAAGATTGCCACTCACTGCCCCACAAATAATAGCCACTCCTTTTGCCCTATTATCAGCCATTTGACGGCTTAATTCTTCTTCCTTTATCATTTCCTCTTGGTAGACCTTCCAAGGGAAAATAGCCTGCTTATTTTCGTTTACAGCAATAGTATTGATGCCGAGTTGTAAGTAGTTCATAATTTAGATTCATTATAAGGCTTCAAAATAGTTTCGTAAACATGAGAAGCTACACTTTTCATTAATAGTGGAGGTACTGCTCTACCTAATCTCTCGCATCTTTGACTATATTTTTCACCTAAATAATAATCATCTGGGAAACTCATTAACCTAATTAATTCTCTAACAGTCAATTCACGATCTTCTTCCCAATGTAACAAACAAGCACCTTTATTGCCTTGTCTTTGACAGATAGTTGGTGATGGTTTGTGGCGATTTATTCTTTGTAAACCAAAATATCCACTTGGTGCATATTTATCACCACTTTCACCTTCTTTCATTTGTACAACATATGATTTTACTATTCCTTCTTTATGAGTTGCTTCATCAATTTGTTTTTGTGTATGATATATGTCATGACAAACATCATAAGCACTAAAAACATAATCAAATTTTTTAGGGTAAGATATAACTGCTTTTATATCATTTCTTACACCAATAAAAATAACTCTTTCACGATTTTGTGGCACACCATAATTTGCTGCGTTTAATACTTTAAAACGTACATTATAACCACAATTTACTAAAGTGTCATATATAGTATCAGTTTCTTTCTCAAACATTGACATTTGACCATTGCCAAGTAAATTATTTGCTACACCAAGGGTAAGACCTTTTACATTTTCTGCTATAAAAACCTTTGGTTGAACCTCTTTTATGATCCTTGCATATTCAAAAAATAGGTCATCAACTCTTTGCACTTTGTCACTATACTTTTTTTCTTTACCCCATGCTTTTTCTCTAAGACCGGCAGTTGAGAATGATGCACAAGGAGGTGAACCATCTAAAATATCAAGTTCACCAACTTTTTTATTTATTTGTTTAAGAATTATGTCACCAGTCAATTCGCGAATATCTTGTCTAAATATGTGTGTGCGTGGATAATTTCTTTCGTAAGCATCTTGAGCAGCATCAATAAATTCATTAATAGCTAAGACATTTCCTCCTGCTAATCTATAACCCGTTGATGATCCACCACCTCCTGCGAATAAACTAACAACATTAAATAAATTTTGTGATGAAGCAACATATACTTCATCTAAGTAGTATGGTTTATATTTCATAAAATGTTTTTGTAATAATTTGTTTTGAGTTTATCATTTTACTTTTTTGACCATTCATTTTGCCTAAATCATAGACATAGCATAATAACTCAAATTCATGTTGGATTAATATTTCTATTAATTCATCATATTTAGGATCATAAGAATTTAGTGCTTTGATTTTTTGTGTTATTGTTTCCATTGTAATTTTATTGTAATTTATAGCAAAAAACATCCACATCAGCGACATCCCTAACAACGCGAGCAAAGATGCCCATGTTATTAAGTTTGTCAATCATATATTGTTGCAGTTCAGACACAACTCCGCTGTCAGTCTTGACTTCAAGCATTATGACTGTCCCCCTGCGAATAGCCATAAGGTCGCAGATGCCAGGTGTTGAGGTAGATATAAGCTTTGTGACAAACCACCCATGATCCTTTAACCTCTTAACTATTTTTGTCTGGAGTGTTGATTCTTTCATTTTATCTTAGTTTTATCCGGATTGCTTCCTTTGTCATTAAACTTAACGTATTCGTAGCTTGGGTAATACAAGTCAAACATCTCCTCTGACCCCCAAACTTTAGGATGTATCTCAAACATCCAGTTGCTATCTTTTAGTAGCCATCTTACATTCTTCCTATCTAAATTGCCTTTGATGTACTCAGTAATTGAGTTAGTAATTTTTTGATGCATAGTTTAATTGTTTTTATTTTAAAGGTGTATTACTACTTTATGTTGCATTTTATTAAACTCCAAAAGTGTGATAAAATACACAAATAAGTGGTTAAAAGTGTGATTTATGACGCATTAAGTTTTTAAATGCATAAAATAACTGAGTGACGATAAAAATAATGATAAATACTGGAATTGATACAATGAAAAAATAAATTATCGTTAGGAAGTAAATGGAGATTTTCATATATTGAAATCTTTTTTAAAGTGATAAGTTGTGTAGTCTTTCTTGTTCATCACAGCCTGATATATTTTGTCCTCAATGCCTCCTTTACTAAATATCCAATGAATATTTGCTTGCTTGACCCGATCTTTCGTTTGGATTCTTGCTCTTGCCTGCCAGTAACTTACGGCTGAGAAGTCGATATTTACGAATATTAGCGCATCTGCTGAGGAGATATTGACACCTTCGCGACCAGATTGGATTTGTGATATAAATATTAAATTGGTTGATTCATTGAACAAAGTTGCCTCATTTGTCAAGTTTTCTGAGCCAAAAACATATCTTATTGCCATCTCCTCTGCGATAAACTTGTAATATATAGCAATCTTTAAACCTGCAAACTTGTCCTTAATATATTGGATTTTATTATAATCAAGCACCTTTGCCATTCGTTCCGGTTCATCTACTATCACAGTACCAGAATACAGTTGGTGCAATTTTTGCATTAACTTGACAGCAGTATCCCCAAGAATGACTTGCCCTTCTTTGTTCCTAATAATCTTATCAATCCTAAGCCTATTTGCAAGCGTATAGGTTGACTCAAGCATTTCAACGTGATGTACAGATTCTTGTACAAATGACTCAAATCCTGCCTCCTCCTGAGTAAACGTCAGGAACAAATGCCCACACAAGTCCATCACCATCTTCTTGTCAGCCTGGTCATAATTGTTAAAGGACTGACCGTTTATCTTCATCTTCTTGATGTTCACAAATTGTTCCGCCCACTTGTAAAAGTTTTTATATTGGTAAAAAGGCGAGTAAATGCTGACCCAGAACTGATGGTAAAGCTGTGAGAAAGACTCAGGGTTTGGTGTGCCACTAAGGTAAATGATAGGCTTACCAAAACAAATACGCTTTAACTCTTTGGCTCTTGTTGATGGTATTGGATAGGCAGCCAAGCTATGTGCTTCGTCAATAATTATAAGATCAAATGAGTCCTTTACGTTAGCAAGCTGTTCAAAGTTCGTAACATATATACCTATTTTAATGTTACTATCACTAAATTGGTTGACAATATCATTAATTGCTTTCTTCTTGGTTACAAATAGCACTGACTTAGCACCAAATTTGTGGGCCGTTGCCATAGCAGTAAGAGTCTTGCCAGTTCTCACTTGCATTGCGAGGTAAGCAATTCTATACTTATTTAGTAGACTAACCGCTTTGTCACTTATCTCCTTCTGGTAGTCCCTTAATTCCAAGGTGTTGCTCATTGTAGTAATTTTGTGCTATAAATACTTTCCAATCGCTTCCATGAGCGTACTGCTCAAGACCATGAATGACGGCATTTTGTATTTGGTCACGTTCCATTTGCAAATACTTTGTAAAGTCAACGCGATTGCCGTTCTTAACGATTTCATCCATTATTTCTTTTACTGCTGATTTCATAGTTCAACATTTTCTGGTAATATAACAGACTTAACGTAGCCTAACATCCTAAACTTCTCTACTGTTGATTGCAGATGTTGTACGGCTTCACCATGATAGATCATGGCATCAATTAACTCTCCAATGAGTTTGTGTCTTTCGTAGGTACTGAGGTCACCCCATTTAGGCAGTTGCATTTCGGGCATAATGATTGTTTTTTTAAAGTTATTGTATATAAAGATTTACAGCATCGGCATTTAATCCAAATCGGGTTCAACATCATGTTGCGTTTCATCTTCTTTGATAATGTTGCCATATTTTTCAAGTTGCCAGAGTTCGTAAGGTGATGATTGAGTATGTGCATTTTTTGCACCAACTGCTTTCTTCTCCATTTCCTTTGCTTCTGCTATATCATTTTGAGATAGATAGCCTTGCCTATGGTGGTATCTTAGTGCCAACCATTCAACGGGTGTTTGTTTTTCCATTGTGTTTATTTGATTGTTATTTCAATTGTTTTTCCTCTAAGAATATCACTAAGCAGTCCATCAAGTTCCTCACGTTGGTCGGGGTTAAGTAGTGCCAACTTCTCAGTCAGTGAGTCATAGGAAAATGCATCTGATGCAATTTCCTTTCTCATCCCTTCCCTTACATCATCTCCGAAGTGAGGGTAAGTTACAACATCTCTAAGTATCCAATTTAGCTTTAACGAATAATTAGCAAATATGCCTGCACCTCTTGTTCCAGGGTTCTGCCTTACAAAGTCCTTTGCATATTCATCAGCTAACTTTAAATGATGGATACATGATACAACTGAACTACCCATTGATGTCTTTTTTCATACGTTCTAAATAAAGGATTGCATCCATAAGTTCCTCTTGCAAATGGTTCATCCAATCAACCACATCAAGGTCATTTCTCTCTAAGGTTGACCCATATTTCTCAATGCCTCTCTGTGATCGTTGGTTGAACTTCTGCACCACTTGCTCTACAATTTTATCCTTCATTCTTTTGATGTGTTAATTGATAAGATGTGCGCTTTGGCTTGATGTCCTCGTTGATTGACTTCCAAAGTGAGAATGTTGTTTGGAATGTTTGCCAGTCCTTTGCTGAATCCTCAAGCGTTCTGGTGAGCAATTGCCAACCAATGCCTTGTATTGCTCCTCCCTTTCCGGCTGTCCTTGTCTTGGCATTGAGCCACAATATAGCCACTCCCTCAACATTGTAATCATACTCCTTCAGCAACTCATTATAAGCCGCCAATTGCAGCCAATATGACTCATGCATATTGTTGGATGTCTTGATGTCAACCAGGTACTCTTTGCCATTTATCTCAAGCACCCTGTCAACTGTGCCTGCAAACCCAAGCACATCAGATGAGAAGTGCATCTCCATCATTCGCATCTTTGGAGTCTGGGTATTGCAAAAGTCAACATACCTCTCAAACATTGCCCACTCAAGCATTTTGTACTTAGGCTTTCCGTATTGGTTGACAAATGTCACCTCCTCGTGTTGATCATATTTCTCAGTCAGCTCATGCACAAGTGACCCTCTTTTACCTGCCTCATCACGAATGGTATCAGCTTCTTGGCCCACATCTTTGAGCCATTTAAAGAAGGCTGCGTCTTTTGGATAGGCTTCAAGAATTGTGGTTACTGATGGGACATAGTTGCCATTCTCAGTAGCATAAAACCGATTGTCTACAAATTCAATCCGGCCTTTGTTGATGTCTATATTAAAGTTTTGCATATTTTGTATTTAAAAAAGTAAGGAGTGAGCAATATGCCCACTCCATTTGGTTTAAAAAGGAACTTCATCGCTATCAGCTACCATTTTGTTGGAGCCACTAAATAGGCTTTTGGCATTATTCTCAAGGAACTCCATCCTATCTGAGTCATCCCAAGTGTCTTTGCCCTTTACCTTGATCTTAACCAGGTCAGGCATCCCATTTGGGTTCTCACGAGTAAATGCCCATTTTAATCCACTACCATTTTGGTTAAGAAAGCATACTGACTTCTTCTTGTCACCCTCAATTGTTAGCTTTGGGGTGATTTGTACTCTGTCAGAAAGCTTTACATTTGGCAATGTCTTGAGAAAAGATGCCGAATAACCAGATGAGAAGTTCATCTCAAGCTGATAGTTTACACCATTTGACTCAACTTGTACTACCAAGAACTTGCCGTAGTCGCTTTCCTTTGTGCCGACTTCTTTAATTGTCCCCTCAAGAGAGTCATAGAACATCTCATAGACTTCGCGACCTGCCTTATTGATGCGAGAAACCGCACCTTCTGTCTTTTCTTTGAAGCTTCTTACGAGCTTACCGTTGCTAATGCTTAGAAACACTTTGCCTTGTTGACTGTTAGTTAGTCCCATTTTTCTTTGTTTTATTGTTTAAAAATTCTTGCTTCATTTGGTAGCACCTAAGTATCTCTGCCATTTTATCATTGTAAACCATTTGGTCAACAGTTTGGCTGTACTTGTACTCAAAATCCTCAATCTTGTACCTGATGGTTTCTGCACTTCCGTTTGACATATAGTAGATGTCAAGGGTGATGGAGTTGTACTCATCCCAAAAGGCTGACGGGATTTGATATAAGGTTCTGCGTTGTACCACTTTTTGTACATTACTCTTTTCATAATTATTAATTGCTATTCCAACTAAACTACAACCCAGTATTAACAGGCATAGATACAACATCTTGGAGATTGTTTAGAGTGTTAATCAATTTAAGATAAGTTGACTGGCG